GGAGAGGTACCTGGGCGGAGACCTTGCAGCAGGCAGCTGGTGCATCTGCACAACTCCCAGGCGGAGGCATACAGAAGGCTTCCATTTCGCTACGGAGATCTGCAGGGAGGCTTCCGGAGAACTGGGGATCCCTTTCCATGAGGGAGTTGTCTCCGCAAGGAACAGAGGCAGGCTCGATCCGGAGTTCATCCTGGAGGAGGACCCTCCAGAGAGGAACATCGTTCTCTATGACGATATCCTTACGACAGGCAGTACGGCCGGAGAGACCAGGAGACTCCTGACGGAAAAAGGCCATACGGTGCTTGTGGTAACGGCGATAAGGAACCAGTGATTTGTGCCATTTTGTCCGCTGAAAAACATGTGGGAACACGACATAATAGTCGTAGGAGCACATGTCTGAATTACAGATCGGAGGCATATATGGTAGGAATAAAAGAGCACAGGGTTATCATTGCAGGCAGCAGGGATATGGCTGATTACGATGTTGTTGAGAGGGCGGTCGATATGGTCCTTGAGGAGATCAGGAATAGTTGCCCGGTGTGCATCGTGAGCGGGCACTGCAGGGGAGCAGATATCCTCGGTGAGAGATACGCCAGGGAGCACGGTATAAGGCTGGCGCTCTTTCCCGCAAGGTGGAACCAGTATGGCAGGAGGGCCGGCTATATCAGGAACATGCTGATGGCGGAATACTCTGCAAATGAGGATGTCTCCGGCTGTCTCATAGCTTTTTGGGACGGGAAGAGTCCGGGGACGAAGATGATGATAGACATCGCCGGGAAAAAGGGTATCGACATCCGCGTATTCGACCTTGAAGGCCGGAAACGGCAAGGATCAAAAAGTATATGAATGAGAATGAGGAAGGGCTGCCTGCGGGCAGTCTTTTCTATTGCTCCTGAATGGGGAATGATTATGGAATATTTGACCAGGAAACTGACGGAGATCCATCCGTATGAGAACAATCCGAGGATCATCACGGACGCCATCGAGGACGTCATGGAGAGCATCCGCCAGTGCGGTTATGTGGCTCCTATCGTGATCGATGAGGACGGCGTGATCCTTGCGGGGCATACGAGGTATGCCGCCCTTCTGAGGCTGGGAAAGACCGAGTGCGGCGTGATCATCGCCAGGGGCCTCACGGAGGAGCAGAAAAAGAAATACAGGCTGTACGACAACAAGACTGCGGAGTTCGCCTCCTGGGACCAGAAGAAGCTCAGCGCGGAGCTGTCGGATGTGGATTTCTGCGGTTATGATTTCGGACAGCCTGTCACGGCAATGCCGGATGAAGAAAAAGAAGGGGAGGCCGTTAAAACAGTGGTCTGTCCCTGCTGCGGGGAGGTGTTCGAAGCATGAGACTTGAATCACTGCCTCTGGAGCAGATACATCTTTATGCAAATAACCCGAGGAAGAATGACGGAGCTGTGAACGCTGTGGCTGAGAGCATCCGGCAATGCACGTATATCGCTCCGATCATCGTTGACGAGGATCATGTCATCCTCGCGGGCCATACAAGGTACAAGGCCCTGAAAGCCCTGGGAAGGACACAGGCGGAATGCCTAGTATGCGAAGGGCTGACAGACGAACAGAAAAAGAAATACAGGTTCCTGGACAACAAGACCGGTGAGAAGGCCGTCTGGGACCTGATGAAGCTGGAAACGGAACTGGAAGGCATCGATCTGGAAGGGTTCGACTTCTTCGGACAGGATGGGCAGGAAGGCTCCGGGGAAAAAGCGGAGTGGGATGCTGAAGGATCGGTAGAGCTTGGGACGGAGGTGTTCGGTGATGAAAAGTTCAGATATGAATGTCCGAAATGCGGTTTCCGGTTCAACTGAGTTCCCCTGGAGGTGGAAGCTGGAGGATCTGGATAAGAGGCCGAAGAACGGCAGGACTGTATTTTCCTGCTTCTCCTGCGGCGGCGGGTCCTCCATGGGGTATAAGCTGGCCGGCTATACGGTCATCGGAAACTGTGAGATAGATCCGGAGATGATGAAGGTCTACCGGCTCAACAACCATCCGAAATACAGCTTCCTGATGGACATCAGGGACTTCCTTTCCCTGCCGGATGAAGAGATCCCGGAGGAGCTGCGGGACCTGGACATCCTTGACGGGTCCCCTCCCTGCAGCGTGTTCTCTATGGCAGGGAGGAGGGATGAAGGCTGGAACGTTGAAAAGACCTTCCGGGAAGGGCAGGCGAAGCAGCGGTTGGACGACCTGTTCTTCTATTTCATCGATCTGGCAAAGAGGCTCCGGCCAAAGGTCGTGATCGCTGAGAACGTAAGAGGGCTGATCACCGGCTCTGCCAGGGGATGGGTCAACCGGATCGTGAAGGCATTCGACAGTGCCGGGTACTCTGTTCAGATCTTCCTATTTAATGCCGCCAAGATGGGAGTGCCCCAGAAGAGGGAGAGGGTCTTCTTCATCGCTTCCAGGAAGGACCTTGGCCTGCCGAAGCTGAAGATGGTATTTGATTCAAAGCCTGTTCCCTTTTCCGCTGTCCGGGAACCATATGGAAAGCCACTGTCAGATGACGCGCTGGCGACAAAGCTTTTGAAGTACAGGCTCTCTACCGACCGGGACCTTTCGGATATCAACAGAAGGGTGCGGAAGAAGTACAGCGGATATACTCTGACGCTGGCCCATGATGATGAGCCGGTCCCCACGATCACATCAGGAGGGAACATGTTCCGGATGTGCGACGGCCTGCTCATGACGGACAGGGACATCATCAGCTGCCAGACCTTCCCCCAGGATTACGACTTTGCAAGCCAGAGGATCCGGTATGTCTGCGGCATGAGCGTGCCGCCTGTCATGATGGCAAGGATCTCGGAGCAGGTCTGGCTGCAGTGGCTGAGGACGCTGAGCAATCCTGTTGATAATGACAGCTGTCAAGAGGATATTTCCACGACAGAATAGTTCATGGAAAGGAGGCTCAGCAGAATGGAAGTTATGAGCAGAATAGAAGACCTGGAGATCAGGGAACAAATCCTGGCAGTGAGGGAAACAGGGCTGGTCAACATGTTCGATGTAAGGGGCGTCAGGGAGATCGCCAAGGCGCTGGATCTTACTGAACTTGTCGAATATCTCGACAGCGGTGCTGAAGGGTATGCCAGTTTTATTCTCTATGGGAAATGAGTAATGATGGAAGAGATCGCCGGACGGCGGTCTTTTCTTTTTGGAAGGAAGAAGATGAAGAAGACAGCTTACAGGCCAACGGAGTTCATGGCTGAAGATTCCTACTATGACAAGGCAAGGGCTGACCACGCGGTGGCTTTCATCGAGTGCCTCAAGCATACGAAGGGAAGATGGGCCGGAAAGAATTTTAAACTTCTCCCATGGCAGGAGCAGATCGTCAGGGACATCTTCGGGGTCATCAGGCCGAACGGGTTCCGGCAGTTCACTACGGCCTATGTGGAGATTAGCAAGAAGAATGGTAAGAGCGAGCTGGCTGCGGCTATTGCCCTTTATCTCCTCTATGCCGACGGGGAGCAGTCTCCGGAAGTGTACGGAGCCGCGGCAGACAGGCAGCAGGCCAGCATCGTGTTCGATGTGGCCAAGACAATGACCGCGATGAACCCGGCCCTGCTCAAACGCAGCAAAATCCTAAGCGCCTCGAAGCGGATCGTGAACTACAGCAACAACGGGTTCTACCAGGTGCTGTCCGCAGAGGTAGGGACCAAGCACGGCCTGAATGTTTCCGGCCTTATCCTGGATGAGGTTCATATCCAGCCGAACAGGAAGCTCTATGATGTCCTTACGAAAGGATCGGGCGACGCCAGGGAGCAGCCCCTGTATTTCCTAATCACAACCGCGGGAAATGACACGAACTCCCTCTGTTATGAGATCCACCAGAAAGCGAAGGATATCCTGGAGGGGAGGAAGAGAGATCCGGCTTTCTATCCGGTCATCTACGGGGCTGAGATGGATGACGACTGGACGGATCCGGAAGTCTGGAAGAAGGCGAACCCCTCTATGGGAGAGACGATCAGGATGGAGACTGTTGCGGAAGCCTGCAGGAATGCCATGGACAATCCTGCTGAGGAGAACGCTTTCCGGCAGCTCAGGCTCAACCAGTGGGTCAAGCAGGCCGTCCGGTGGATGCCCATGGACAGATGGGACAGATGTGCCGGCGAGATCAATGAAAAGATGCTGGAAGGGCGCGTCTGTTACGGAGGTCTCGACCTGTCTTCAACGACAGATATCACGGCGTTCGTCCTTGTGTTCCCGCCGCTTTATGAAGATGACAGCTATATTATCCTCCCGTATTTCTGGATCCCGGAGGAGACAGTGGACCTGAGAGTCAGAAGGGACCATGTTCCTTATGATGTCTGGGTGAAGCAGGGATATCTCCAGACAACGGAAGGGAACGTAGTCCATTACGGTTTCATCGAGAAGTTCATAGAAGGACTGGGGGAACGGTTCAATATCAGGGACATTGCTTATGACCGCTGGGGAGCTGTCCAGATGGTACAGAACCTTGAAGGGATGGGATTCACGGTAGTCCCTTTCGGCCAGGGCTTCTCATCCATGTCGCCTCCCACAAAGGAACTGATGAAGCTGGTCCTGGAAGGACGCATTATCCACGGAGGGAATCCGATCCTCAGGTGGATGATGGACAATATATATATCCGTCAGGATCCAGCGGGGAACATCAAGGCCGATAAGGCAAAATCGACAGAGAAGATCGACGGCGCTATCGCTGCAATCATGGGACTGGACCGGGCGATCCGGTGCGGGAACGATTCATCAGAGAGCGTATACAATAAACGGGGGCTCCTTGTTTTATGAGAAAGGATGGTGATCGGGGTATGGGAATATTTGACGGTCTGTTTCGTTCCAGGGATAAGCCGCAGGACAGAACATCCGGGAGTGCTTACAGCTTTTTCCTGGGCAGCAGCAGTTCTGGGAAAAGAGTAAATGAGCGATCTGCGATGCAGATGACAGCAGTATATTCATGTGTAAGGATCCTGTCGGAAGCTATTGCTAGTCTTCCCCTTCACATGTACAGATTTACAGAGACGGGTACGGAGAAAGCAGTCGATCATTCTCTATATACGATCATGCATGATGAGCCTAATCCTGAGATGACTTCATTTGTGTTCAGGGAGACGCTAATGACGCATCTCCTCTTGTGGGGGAACGCATATGCGCAGATTATCCGGAACGGGAAAGGTGAGGTAATCGCGCTTTATCCCCTTATGCCGGACAGAATGAACGTAGAAAGGGACGAGCAGGGACGATTGTATTATGAATACACAGTCAGCAGTGACGACCCACCGATCAATACCGATTCCAGGGTGAAGCTCTCGCCTTGGGATGTACTGCATATCCCGGGACTTGGCTTTGATGGCCTGGTAGGGTATTCACCGATTGCGATGGCAAAAAACGCCATTGGACTTGCGATCGCGACTGAAGAATACGGAAGCAAGTTCTTTGCAAACGGTGCAGCCCCGAGCGGTGTGCTGGAGCATCCCGGAACGATCAAGGATCCAGCTCGTATCAGGGAAAGCTGGCAGCAGACCTTTGGTGGATCCCAGAACAGCAATAAGATTGCCGTCCTTGAGGAAGGGATGAAGTACACACCGATATCCATCTCCCCAGATCAGGCACAGTTTCTGGAAACAAGAAAATTTCAGATTAATGAGATAGCTCGAATATTCCGGGTACCTCCACATATGGTAGGAGATTTGGAAAAGTCGAGCTTTTCCAATATTGAGCAGCAATCCCTTGAGTTCGTGAAATACACGCTGGATCCATGGGTGATCCGCTGGGAGCAGGCCATGCACAGAACGCTCCTTGGTTACGCTGAGAAGAAGGAGTACTTCTTTAAGTTCAACGTTGAAGGACTCCTCCGCGGGGACTATGAGAGCAGGATGAATGGTTATGCGACAGCAAGACAGAATGGCTGGATGAGCGCTAATGACATACGGCAGCTTGAGGACCTGGACAGAATTCCAACAGAACTTGGCGGGGATCTGTATCTCGTGAACGGAAACATGGTGCCGTTAGTGGACGCCGGAGCTGCTTACAGAAACAATACAAATAAGGAGGAAGACCTTGATGAAGACACAGAAGAAGTTCTGGGAGTGGAAGAACCAGGCCGGTACAGAAGGGGATCAGGAGCGGGTTCTTGAGCTTTACGGGACCATTGCAGAAACCTCTTGGTTTGACGACGACGTGACGCCGAAGATGTTCCATGATGAGCTCTTTGCCGGCACAGGTCCTGTGACCATCTGGCTCAATTCCCCTGGCGGGGACTGCATCGCAGCGAGCCAGATCTACAGCATGTTGATGGACTACAAGGACGATGTAACAGTCAAGATTGATGGCATTGCAGCCAGTGCTGCATCCGTCATTGCGATGGCGGGCACAAAGGTCCTGATGGCACCAACAGCCCTGATGATGATCCATAATCCCATGACGCTGGCTTATGGCAGCCAAGAGGATATGGAGAAGGCGATTGCAATGCTCGATGAGGTTAAGGAGAGCATTGTCAATGCATATGAGATTAAGACATGCTTGTCCAGGGCGAAGCTGTCGCACTTGATGGACTCGGAGACATGGATGAATGCGAACAGGGCAGTTGAGCTTGGTTTCGCAGATGACCTTTTGAAGGATGAGAAGAGAGTGCAGGCAGAGATGCCTGCATATTCCTTTTCCGGTAAAGAGACAGAAACACGTCTGATGAACATGATGATCTCCCGCTGTAAGCCGACAGAGAACAGACCCAAGGCCACAATGGCGCAGGCAGCTGTCATTCCGGCTGTCAAAGAAACTGAATCAGGAACACCAATCGCCGAGCTCGATAAAAGACTCGGCCTTATTAAACCTTAAGGAGGAAATGATCTATGAGTAAAGTAAATGAACTTCGTACAAAAAGAGCAAAGACATGGGATCAGGCAAAAGCTTTTCTTGATGTCCATCGCGGCGAGAAAGGGATCCTTTCTGCAGAGGATACAGAAGTCTATGAACGTATGGAACAGGAGATCGTGGATCTTGGACGTGAGATCGAGCGCCAAGAGAGACTGGATGCGATGGGCCGTGAGATGGAAGCCCCTCTGATGGCGCCGCTTACCACAAAGCCGGAGTGCAGGAAGAAGGACGAGAAGACCGGTACGGCGTCCGATGCGTACAAGGATGCTTTCTGGGCACAGGTCAGATCCAGGAACGGAATCTCCTACGAGATCCGGAACGCTCTGTCCGAGGGCGTGGACAGTGAGGGCGGCTATCTCGTCCCGGATGAATTTGAGAGGACGCTGGTGCAGGCCCTGGAGGAGGACAATGTGATCCGTGCACATGCGCATGTCTTCACTACTTCCAACGGCATCCATAAGATCCCTGTAGTAGCTACAAAGGGCGTAGCGAACTGGATCGACGAGGGAGCTCCGTTTGGCGAGAGCGATGATGTCTTCGCACAGGAACAGATCGACGCCCATAAGGTCGGTACCCTTATCAAGGTGTCCGAGGAGCTCCTGGACGATTCTGCATTCGATCTGCAGCAGTACATTTCCAAGGA